TCGAATCCGTCTTTATTCGGTATGCTCGTTCCCTCTTTGTATGTCTGACGCTCTAAACTTTTAATTGTGTGCTTGCACTTAGGGCTAACAAACAAATGTCTATCGCCACTGCTAGAAAGCAAGCGACTGTTCATTGCGTTAATTCTATCTCTAACCAGAGCGTGACTATTCTTGGCTTTCACCATGAATCCACCGTTCTGTAAGATCGACAAATCTGTACGACCACCTGCGCTAGTCTTGCGCTGTCTTGATGCGGGGTCAGGATATACAATTATCTCACGATTTGGATAACGGTCTTTAATTTCCGCAACCATCTCATCAGTATTCGACCCATACATGACAATCTCGTCAAATGCATACAGCTTCTCGCCTTTACGAATGCATATTACGGCTGACATGGGATCTAAATTGAAGTCCATCCCTATGTGTATAGTGCCACCATTATCGGAGCAATCAAACACAGAGAGTTCCCTACTAAAGCCATAATATATTAAACCGCTGTATGTCACAAACTCCGCGCAATATTCTTGATTAAAAGTTCGCTCGTCTAGGTCGTTTCTAGCCGCTTCAATCTCTTCTGGAGGGACATTGCCGCCTTGTAAGGTTGTATACTGAAAGCTAGACCAATCATTAGCCCCATCCATGCCTTTAGCCCACAGATCATAAAAGTGATTCCTCCCTTTTGGTGTCCCAATAAAGACGGCAGAACCCTGACGGTCACTCAAACTTGGCCTAATCACTTCATACCATGCTTCGGGTCGCATATCTGCAAACTCATCAAGCACGACAAAATCGAGTGCGCGACCTCTTAGATTGTTTGGCTTTTCTGCTCCTTTAAGCGATATGACAGAGCCATTAATTAGCCTGAGAGTTAATGAGCTTTCGTTAGTCTTAGATATGTACTCAAAAGGGATTGTGTTTATTAGCATATCCCAAGCGATTTCTTTAGCCGACCCATAGGTAGGAGCGACATACCAGACGTTGCGATTCTTTCCGCTGATAGCTGACTGCATGATCTCGCCAATGCAAAAGAACGTCTTGCCAAATCTTCGCCCTGCAACGATTGTGCGAAAACGAGACCGATTAACAAATATTTCACTCTGCGGGAGCGTTAATTGCACGACCATCCACCACGATATTGATTGCAGGTATTTCTTGAGTTTCAGACTCTTGCTCTTTCCACCCTGCTTGGGTTTTAAGATAGAAAATATTAGCCGCCACATTGCCTGATTTTGCTAATTGTATAAGGTTTGACCCCATACTAGCGCATTGTCTAACTCTTCCTTTTTTATAAGCGTCAGAAACTTCTGGCTGTCTTTCTTCAATAGCCCTTAAAGTAGTCTCAGATATGTTGAAATAATCAGCGACTTGTCCCTTCGTAAGGACTGCGGCTAATGCTTCGACTTGCGTTATTTGGTCAGAGGTAAACTCAATAATTGGTCTACCACCGCCATCTCCTTGATTGCCTAACTTCATCTTACACCTTCGGGAAATTTGCTAATGGGTAGAATACTAACGTATTACGATACCCCCCTGAATGAGTTGGCACAATAGGCGTTACGCCATGCACGTTTCTCCAAGCAGGATAATACAGCATAGAGTTATCCCTGCTGTCTACTGTTGCACCATAATCAGGTACAGTCGTGCATCCCCCTGTACTGTTACTTCGTTTCGTTATGATGACGTTAGAGCATCCTTTTAGGTTGCCGTTGTCCCTATGGAAGTCAGCGGCAATGTTGAAGTTTGAAATACTGCTAGTAAACAGGTCTCCAAACCTCCATTCTTTTGCGATGTTTTCAGCGATCAATTCTTTCTGTTGCTCATACAGTTCTGGAGTGATCTGTTTGACTATCTGCTCACTTTCTTTTGCAAGCATAAGCATCGCTTTGACAAACGTGTTTGCGCTCTTTACTCCATGAACACTGCTCCTCGTAGGATACGGTCTCCTCATGTGAGGCTTGGGAGGGATAGAGCCAAGTATAGTTGAATATTGTAATACCTGTTTTGCCTTATCATCTTCCATAAACCCACTGCTTCTTTTCATTAAGCTTTTGGGTACATTTTTAGATCGTAATTCTTTGTCAGCTATGTCAGCTAATTGAGCCGCTTTTTTGCTGTATTTAGCGATGTCTTTAATATAAAACCCTATAGGCTTTCCATCAATTAGGAACAATGAATCCTCTAGGACGTTTGGGTCAATATGCCCGCAAGTGTCGCCTACTTTTACACTGTGCTCTATTTCCATCAATTCAAGATTCTTCATTTTATTTTCCTCATGCAACTTTTAGCAAAACCAGATATGTCAGCTTTCACATCTAAGCGATTCGGTTTTTGTTTTAGCTGAATCCAAGGAGACCATGTTAATGCCAGTTTTTTAGCGGCATTACTATCTCGGTTGTTCTTATACCAATCGTGGAGTCCACCCTTATTAGTCCCGACAACAGGCGTATCAAAAAACACTCTGTTAAACCTCAGTATCCCATGTCCTTGCTCTATACACTGGAAACAAAAGTCTCGGTCTTCTTTAGTGTCCTCTCTATAACGCCAATGGATATTCTTTACGTTAATCAGTACGCACCCCTCAACAAACTTTGAGTTGATAGACACCGCTTGTTTGGTACTCCACGCGAAAGCCCTAGTCCCTATCCCAACGATCTCAAACGGCAACTGAAACGCTTTCTCAGATACACCCCATAATTCGTCAGCACTGGTCTTTCTAGTCTTTCCGTCAAACTTTCCAAACTGGGTAATGTCATCGTCACAGAACCACGCCCAATCTATTTGATTGTCCTTGCACCAATCAAGCATAAAATTGCGAACGTATGTCATCCCCATGTCATCGGCTTCAATGCAAATCTTGTTATTGACGCGATAACTGTCTACGTCTTGCGGCTCAACAAAATGATAGACGTCAAACCCTGCGGCCTCAAATAGTAAATGCGTCTTTGTCTCTGGCCTCCCCTTAGAGGGAATGCAGACAATCAAAGTTTAGCCTTTTCTTTACGGAAATAATCTAAGATAAGACCGCCAACATAAGCACCCTCACTTCTCCAGAATTTAATTAACTCCGCGGCTTCGTCATAGTCTTGTGATTCAAACTCTATCTGAATGGCTCTTTTAACTCCGTCCGTCATATCAGACAAATCAGCGTCTATGTCATCATCATCAAGGATAGAATAATCAACATCATCCTTAAAGTCAGGCAATACGTCCCAACCCAACACGCCAAGATCAAAGTTAGAATCTGACAAAGCTTCTATCTCAACCTTTAGGAGTTCATCATCCCATCCTGAATTTAAAGCAAGCTTATTGTCCGCTATGACATACGCCTTTCTCTGCGCGTCTGACAGATCGCCTAGAGTTATAGTAGGCACTTTATCAAGGTTAAGCATTTGAGCCGCTAGTAGACGCCCATGACCTGCTATCAATCCTCCATCATGATCTATCAAGATAGGATTAGTAAACCCAAACTCTTGGATGCTTGACGCAATCTGCTGTACCTGCCTCTCCCCATGAGTCCTAGAGTTATTAACGTATGGAATGACCTGATCTGTGCGTTTGTACTTTATTGATAACATTATACCTCAGTACCGAATACAGTTTCGGATTGTTGATAGGGAATAGTCGGTGTAGGTTTTGGAATCGTTAAACGAAAATCAACTTCTTCTGACCACTCGTTTATCTGAGCCATAACTTGCTGTCGGTTGTATTCGTTGTATTTCAAAGTTTGGGTAATCTCATCTATCTGATTTACCAGATCAGACCACCCATTTTTGTCCGCTTCAATGATTTTGGATACTATATTCAACTGTGCCATCACTGTGACCCGCTGTTATTAGTTCCCAAATTGTAAACGAAAGGTAAAAGTTAATCAAATTGTTAATGAAGTGAGTCTTTGGCAATCGCGCATAAGCTAATCACGCAAAATATTATCATATATAAAATCATTCTGGCCTCTGTAGTAAATAAAAACCGTACCAACAATTCACATGACACGGTTTGGAGGCGGTATTCTACAGAATCGTAAGTATAACTAGAAATGATAATAAGGTATGGAGGTCATGCAGAAAGTAAATAGTCCGTTGCGACCACCAGTGGACTAGTCTGGCTCAAAAGGCGAGGGGATGCCTTGGTCTATTTGTTCCTCTCATTGTATCTGTCTTGTGCGTCTTTAACCATCAAGTATGAACCCCTCATCAAAATGGCTAGAATAAATGTTGCCGTAATCGTTCCTAATACTTCAATCATCTTACTGACCTCTTTCATAGCCCGCAAAAGGCTCTGGTTGAACATGATTTAGCTCGTCATATATTTCTTGAACTAAATCGCGCAAAGTTGGCTCAAGCGTCAAATATATAGCATCCTTTAACATGTGCGAAACAGCGTTAGAATCCGTATGGTAAAGAGTATCCAAAAACACTTGCTGATTAACAACTGTAGGCGGCAAAACATCATCCCACCAAGAAGTCATCTGCAATAAAAAAGCATAGCATAAGGTGTCTTTGTCGTAATCGTTTAAATCAATTAGATCGCCTTGCCAGTTTTTGTAACGCGGCTGAATATTGTCTATTTGCAAATTAAGGTTTTGATAGGCTAGTGACATCATTAGCACACCCCAAGATTGATACAATCGTTATAAGCCATGTTAGATGCTACGCAGTAAAGGAAAAACAACGCTCCCGCTAGAACCCAGTTTTTTGCATTTTCTGTAATTTTCATGTTCTTGTTCCCTTGATTAATTGAGGTGTAACCTTAAATGATTTGAGCATTATCGTCAACACTAATGTATATAAATATACAAAATAAGCTACATATCCCCAATTCTGTACAGTTCTTGAC